CACCCTCTCTCAATATATAGCTGAGAAAATAAATTGCCCTAATTTTTATGAAATATCCCAGGCCACGACAAGCGTTTATATGCGTTTCTCGTGATTAGGTAAGGATTTGGTTTGATTTTATTTTTGGTACATGTTCACCCTTTACGTCATCGACTGGAATTTCGAGAAGTTCATCCTGAACTACCGGCTTGAAGTTATCATCTACATTTTTATCACCCCTGAGTTGAATGATAACAGGGCTAACAGTAACAAGTATTAACAATGTTAATATAGCCGTCACATGTTTCTATTAAAGGATAATTTTTATTTTTTGTTGAATTTCGGAGAATATTGATTTCCCATCATAAAGTGATCAGGGCGATTCATAATTTCGTTTCGTGGTTCAATTGGAGACGTTCTTTTTATTGTAGGCCGTGTAAAATTATAGACACCCAGTAATAAAACAGCTGTCAGGAACTCAAAACCTTTCATATTTATTATTACATAGATTATTTATTCGGCTGGCATACACCCCTTCTTGAAGCAATATACTCTCGTAGTGTATATCCATGTGAACCATTACTTTCAACTAGGGTATGATTAACCAGGTTTGGATCGAACATATCCCCATGTGTTTCACATAATAGACAGCGAACTGTTGGAACTTCACCTGGCTCGTGTGTGTGCATCTGGATATCTCGCTTTTTGTTACGCTTCGTTTTTTTAGTGACCACGGGAGCATCGGGATCATGTCTTTCACAAAACGTCTTGCCATCAATACACTTATTACGACACGGATTACCCCTGATATTGACCCCAGTGCATGACTGTCTTTTTACACGCGGGTTTTTAGGAGGTTTCACGGGTTTGAGTGGTTTTGAGTGAACTTTACATGTATCACCCCCTTCAACACAGAATTTACGACATTGCGTACCCTTAGCTGTCGTGCATGGACATCTCATGCGAACACTTTTGACTTTTTTTGGTTTTATTTGCGCTTTTAGAGCATTGTTCTCTTCCTCTAATTTCTGCCGCTCTCGTACAACACCACGGAACTCGCGTTCGATATCATTCAGGAGCCTGTCTATAGTGTCAGGGATATGGCGCTCTTTTAATTGATCTCGGAGTTCGATAAAGGTTTCCATTTTACTTGAAGATAAAAGTTATCACTCGTAACTTAAGCCATATTTTTTTATCGAAACACTGTAGATGACGACATCATTACAAGACATACCTAAAAAAATACAGTATATCGTCGTTGATTCCGATTACGTTAACGGCTCAAATAATACGTTTTCCCTCGACCTCACTCTGAAATCTAATACACACGTCGAAGATAGTAGCCGGGTTCTCGGTGTAAAACTCGTCGACTTCTATATTACACAGGTCGGAGATCAGACACCCAATTCGGACGGTCACCCAAGTGATATAGCCAAATACGTGGATATCATATGCCCGGATATACCTCAACGTGCACAAATGCTCGATGAACGTCATGGACAGATTTTTGCTAGAATTCCATTAGAAAGACACTATAACCATGGATCACACACGATAATTCGAGATAAACAATGGAAATCGTTCCGGCGCCAAACAAATTATTTTAATCCGATATCGATCAAGAAACTCAATTTCAATATATATGAACACCAGGACGATGGTGGATACCACACCCTTCAACCCGATTCTAAGTGGTATATGATTTTAGAAATCACATCCGTTGATATCAAGGAGAAGCCTGTAAACAGGGAAGCGCAAATATTAGAAGCACTTTACGCCCTCATCGGAAAGATCGATCTTCTACACGAGAGTGTTAAGAGATTACCTAATAAGGAAGAAGCTGAAAACATTCTCATCCAAACCAAACGTAAAAAATTTTCGTTCAACTATATCATCATCGCATTTGTAACACTTCTCGCAGGGTATATTTATTATGTCAATAAAATTCGAGCAAGTATAGTACCAACACCATTTTAAATATTTTATTATTATACTATGGACGGTTCAGTAGTTCTGATACTATTGATAATAGTTGTTGTTGTAGTGATATTGATCATGAAAAATATAGAGAATTCTAAAAAAATGAAAGACTTAAAAACAGCGATGATAGCGAGATCGACACTGACAGACACTGAAATTGCAAGCATACGAAAAGACGTTATACAGCCGACAGTGGTCGCACCTATTATTAACAAAATTGAACAGGATGAAGATATTGAAACAGTGGGTGATCAATCTCTCGCGTTAGACGAAGACCCAACGATTGAATATGACGAAATGGCCAATGATGCGGGTATAGTCAAAATAGCACCCCCTCAAATGGATAATAGTTGGACAGAATCTCGTCAGGTCGAACCAGTGAAAGATTTATCGGTAGGTATTGCCATCACCAATGATGTTTCCAAAAAGGAAATTTTACAAACCGGTAAAACGAGTTCCAAATACCCTATCAAAAATGGAACCGGAGTTCGAGCCGAATGTGCCGACGGTAAATGTGGGGATCCATCGAAATACCCTGCACAAAGACAGATGGGTTCGATCAGAAGAATGGACGGTACACATTCAAACATGGAGGCAGTGCGTATTGCTGCCAGAAACGCTGCACAGAAGCGCGACTCGGATGTTAAACGTGTGTTAGATGAAAAAATACAATCACAAGCTAAATATGCAGCAATGAAACGACAACAGTATGTCGATACTAGCAAAATAAAACAATATGACGTCAGGCCATTAAAAGCACCCTCAGCTAAGTTATTTCGACCCACTGTAATGCCACCTGGTGATGAAATGGTCGGCAGCCTTTCTGAACGCAATGGTATCACCACCGCGAAGATGAAAGCCGATCTCGAACGCATGATAGCGAAGAACATGAAAGCAGATGATGATGCAAGAAAGGCTTCTCAAAATGCAAGCATGAAAGCTATGATACATGTGAAATCCCCCATTAGAAAAATATCGAAGGATATAGACGTTGCTACTTCCATAGAAGCTAGAAATATCGCAAAGAAATTGGCAATGGAAAATGCTATAAAATTAGAACAGGCTGATATAAAATCACTGAACGAAACTGGATTTACAGTGAAAGAAGCGCAAAAGAGAGCCGCTATGAAAATTCAACAAGTTGCTCAAGATGCCAGGGAAGCTGCTGAACAGCGTGAGAAAGAAGAAAAAATGAAAAATGTCATGAAAGCTCAACAGGTTGCTATGAAAGCTCAACAGGTTGCTATGAAAGCTCAACAAGCTGCCGAACAGCGTGAGAAAGAAGAAATGGAAGCTGCTCAAGCTGCCATGAAAGCTCAACAGGTTGCTATGAAAGCTCAACAAGCTGCCGAACAGCGTGAGAAAGAAGAAATGGAAGCTGCTCAAGCTGCCATGAAAGCTCAACAAGCTGCCGAACAGGGTGAGAAAGAAGAAATGGAAGCTGTTCAAGCTGCCATGAAAGCTCAACAAGCTGCCGAACAGCGTGAGAAAGAAGAAATGGAAGCTGTTCAAGCTGCCATGAAAGCCGCTGTGATGAACGTAGAGGGATATGAACTCATGAAACCGTGGGGTTCTATGGTATATTAATCATCATCGATATAAAGAATACACATGTATTACATATAACAAGTATGTTATATACGTGCATCAAACCCGTAACCATTTACACGGAAGCGAGTGCTAATAAACGTAAACGTGTAAGAAAACATAACAAATCGGTAGATGTCGATAAAATCCTCAAACAAAATAAACGTATCAAAACGGTCATTCATAAACGGCGCAATAATACAAATTGGAAAAGTAATAACAGGCGGCTCGTTCTTGAAGAGCTTGTATCTTTTCTAGACATATTGGATGATGTCGCAGATATCTTTGAGAGTGAAGATTTCGATTGTGGTGAAGTACCTGATGAGTTAGATTTGAATTAATGCAATGGTTAACCCCTTCTCACTTTTCTAGTTAGATATCTTGATCATATTTAACTAGTAAAACGTGTTTTTTTATTTTTATTTATACACCAGGTAACGCCTTCTTCTTAGGGGCAGCCTTCTTAGGAGCCGCCTTAGGTGCAGCAGCTACTGGGGAATCTGTAGCTTTTTCACCTTTAGGACCGGGAGGACCAGGGGGGCCGGGAGGTCCAGCGGGACCGGGAGGTCCAGCGGGACCGGGAGGACCAGGGGGGGCAGTAGCACCCGACCCACCGTTTCCACACAGTTCACATTGATCTAACATCTTACCAAGCAATGTGTAGAGTTTAGTCTTATCAAGCCTGACACGTGTAATCTCATCTTCAATCTCCTGGCGAAGCGAGCTCATAGTTATATATATAAAGGAAATATTATCTTTAAAGTAAATGTTACTCATTGGACCGACATTAGCCTCTGGGATTGGGCAACATGCAAAAAAGTATACACAGGTATTTACACCACGAGCTGAGTATTACCAAATAGGAACAACATTACCTGAAGATGATCACGGTCTTATCTTCATTTTACCAATTCCTCAACATGTGAAATATGTCGAATATGCAAAGTCTCGTATAAAAAACCTGACCTGTATGACAGTGTGTGAGACAGAAACCGTCCACGAAGATTATCAAATGATTATGAATGAGTTTAAAACTGTCCTGGTACCTAGTGAATTCTGTAAACGGGTCTTTTCTAGACAATTTCCTGACAATGATTTCAAAATCATACATGCACACATCCCACCACCTACACCAAAACCATACACATTCTATTTCATAGGAAATGCTATGGATCCACGTAAAAATTTCAGAGATATCCTACAGGCATTCGTGCGGTTAAATGAACCAAACACGCGCCTGTTGGTGAAAGCCACGTGTAATAAGAATATAGATATACAATTACCACGGGTGGAAGTAATTAATGGATTACTTTCAGATGTTGAAATGGATGAAATACATTGGAGAAGTGATTGTTACGTAAGTTTTTCAAGTTCAGAGGGTGTTGGAATGGGTGCAATCGAAGCGGCTATCAGGGATAAACCTGTCATCATAACCAACTACGGTGGTGCACCAGAGTATATAGTTACACCATATACGATTGATTGTGAACTTCAGGAATTGAGTCAAGATGATTTCCTATTCAAAAAGGGTATGAAATGGGGAAAACCAAACTTCGATCAACTCTTGGAGTTCATGAAACATGCATATGAAAACAATGTACGTACATGTAATCACGATTTTACAAGAGAGCTTGTCTGTAGAAAGAATATTTTACGAGAATTCACGCTCAATGTAACCGGTGACGAACACAACGATACCAGTGAGTAATGCACCCGACGTGAGCGATCCTTTCTGAGCGATGAGCATCATGTTGATCTCGTCTATGAAAGTGATTCCTGTGGGTTTTTTAATAGTTTCGGGTATCATCTTCGCGAGAAGTAGATACACGATCATCGAAATGATGACCGGCTTCAATGTATCCTGATCTAACATTTATAATATACAAACAAAATAATACTAAATGTTAACGACGGGCTTGACACCCAATACACTTTCACTCTTTTTCACACTATGCTTTTTACAATAGCATCCATTTACGGATTTGAATGCACACTTCTTTCCTTTCAAAGTGAGGGCCTGACACGTTCTATCCGTATACTTATGTTCTCTAACAGCCGTAGGCACTTCATCCAGAACGATCATCGTACGAGATTTCTTCTTCGCCTCAAGTTCCTTGTACCTATTTTTCATCTTAAAAATACTCCTAGCCAAATGCTCACATGCATCATCAACCGTATCTTGACCACGTACCAGGAGTGCCGAATGAACTGATTCCTCGTAGGTTGCCATATTGTCTGTCTTGTATATTTATATTTACGATCTTGACTTAGGTTTTATTTTTTAGTACTTATGGCTTTAATGGTTTTAAGTTTCGTAAAGATCTTACCTGTAGCGAGACCATCTTTCATAACATTTTCGGAATATTCCTTAAACGTGATAGGATCAATATCGAACCCTTCACATACAGATTCACGAATGTCGTTGATAATACTTTTCACAGTAGCCGCGTCGATCACCGTCTCACCGTCTGAACAAAATTTCTTTGTCAGCACTTCAATTAATGCTAGAAGCTCAGTGTACAGAATAAACTGCACCTCCTCGACATCACTTCTATCAGCCTTATCAATTCCGTCGATTATATCCGAAAATGTTTCAATTTCACGTTCAATCCGGGCAATTAATTGTTGACACTTCACACCGCCTTCATCTGGAATCATTTCCATGAGCGCAGGGTCGTGTAAGATATTACACATAGCACCTTGGGCAATTGGCATTATCTTGTTTTCAATATTATCAATAGCATCCATAAATGCACTCTGACCACGGGTGTACTTAATTCCGAGTATATTCGAAGGAGGTTTCACAGATTTTACATTCTTTCCACGGGTCATGAGCATCACAGTTAATCCTATTCCTATACCGATTATAAAAGCCACTAATACGGATATCATTTAAAGTATAAAAACATTTTATTTCAAGTATGCATATCGCCTGGTATAGAGAATGCTACGTATGTCAGGCTCCATTAAATCCCGTCGTACGTACACGGACAAATGACAATAAATTATTCGTGCGACATTATAAAAAAATACGACCTCTATTTGTATATAACAATGAAAGATACCATTCATTCGTAAATGGTTCAAAAATAAAACCTGTGTGCTTTTCGTGCTTTTCATATAAACCGAAACCAACAATTGGTTCATTGAAAGATCGTGAACTTGGATTATGTCGCCATGTGTTACCTCGAAGTAAGGCAAAGACACGCGATGAAATAATGTCATGGTATAGTGGGCTTATTAGAGAAGCATGTAAAAGAGGATTAAATATTACGGTTTAAAGTTTAGAAGAGTGTTGTTAACAATGAACAATGTTCTCCGTCGCTAGACCTATCACCATGTGTAGACCAACACCAAATCACAAACATAACAAACGATTTAAAATCTATTCAACTGCGTATAAGTCGGTCGATCCTTACCGTGAAAGTTCCCTGCGATACATGGGTTACGCGAATGAACTCGGCGAAGCCTTCACATCATATCTCCCCGAATGGGGCTTACCCGCTTCATATTGCATCGCAGCAGCATATGTCATGTTTGATACGATTGATAAAGGTGAAAAAGCGTACAACGCTGCAGAAGAAGAGGATAAGATGATGGATACAGTGAGAATTTCGACTGAAACTTTTACATGGCAAATGCTCGCATCGGTATTCTGGCCAGGGTCTATTATTAGGGTTATCGTGAACATGGCCGCTACCATGATTTCCAACAATAACCTAGACAATAATCAATTTGTCCATTTTCTCCCCACACTGATCGGTCTTTCGGCTATCCCCATGATAGTAAAACCGATTGATACTACAGTTGATAAGATCATGGAAGGATCCATTTCCAAGGTTATAAACGGTGAAATTAATACACCCGAAGAAGCTCGTACAGCGATGATGACTACCGCTGGCTCAATTTCTGTGCCACCGGTTATGTATTGTCTGGCTTCTATCATCAAGAAGCTCGAAGTCTAAAAGAACCTAAGTTAGAGTTTTGAATTGTAATAAAACTAAGAAAGTATGGAGAGTGTCCAAAAACTCACACATATAGAACACATTCTCAAAAGACCTGACTCATACGTCGGTCCAGTTGACCTAGGAACCGAACCTTACTGGATCCTTGATGGTCAAAAGTTCACTAAGAAGAACTTGAAATACTCCCCAGCCCTCTTGAAAATATTCGATGAAATCCTCGTCAACGCCATCGACCGTAACTCTCTCCATTCCAAACAGGTCAGTTTAGTCTCCGTCTCGATTGATAAGGATGTAGGTTCAGTGACCATCGAGAATAATGGACCACTCGGTGGAATTTCTGTAAAAATGCATGAGAAAGAAGGTCTATGGAACCCTGAACTTGTATTTGGACACCTCCTCACGAGTACGAACTATGACGATACACAAAAAAGAATTGTCGGTGGTCGCAACGGGTATGGTGCCAAGTTGGCAAATATTTACTCAAGTGATTTCTCTGTAGTCATCAAGGATCATGAGACAAAGCAGACCTATACTCAATCCTGGTCGAAGAATATGACTGTCTGTGACCCACCAAAAATTAAAAAACATTCGGGTGCTACGTCATCCGTGGCCATCACCTTTACCCCCGAGTGGAAGAGGTTCGGAATGTCCAAAATGGATGATACCATCTATAAGATTTTCCAAAAGAGAGTCTGGGATGCGAACATCTGTACTACTCAAAACTGTAAAGTGAAGTTCAATGGCGAAGTTCTTCCGAAACAAAACTTCGAGGCTTATGCCAAAATGCATGAAGGTGTTGACCAGGTTGCATCTGTAACCACCGACCGTTGGTCAGTATGCATAGGACCAGCAGAGAATGGGATGGAACAGGTTTCGTTCGTAAATGGCATCTGCACTACGAAAGGTGGCACCCACGTCGATCACGTGGCAAACATTGTCGCAAATGGTATCATTGATGACATGGCGAAGAAGATTAAACTGAAACCTCCACAGGTTAAGAATGCTTTTACGATCTTTGTAAGGGCGACAATCGAAAACCCAAACTTTTCCAGTCAGGTGAAATCTGAGTGTACAACCAAATCACAGCATTTCGGAAGCAGGTTTGAACTACCCAAGACATTCGTTAAGAATACTCTCAAGACTGGTATCGCTGATGAACTCACGGCACTCTCAAAGTTCAAGGAAATGAAAGAACTCAAGAAGACCGACGGAGCTCGAAAGTCCAAAATCACCGGTATTCCCAAGTTGGACGATGCGAACAAGGCTGGTACGGCACAATCTGGGAAGTGTACACTCATCGTGACTGAGGGTGACTCAGCGAAGACCCTCGCAGTTGCAGGTCTCTCGGTTGTTGGTCGTGATCACTATGGTGTGTTTCCTCTTCGGGGTAAGTGTAAGAATGTACGTGACGTGTCAGTCGCACAGCTTACGTCTAACCAAGAATTCAATGATCTCAAGAAGATCCTCGGACTTCAACAGGGTAAGGAGTATACCGACGTTTCTGAACTTCGATATGGACGTCTCATGATCATGACTGACGCTGATAACGATGGGTCTCATATCAAGGGTCTCATCCTCAACATGATCCACTACTTCTGGCCCAGCCTTCTAAAGTTGAACTATGTGGTGAGTATGGTGACACCAATCATCAAAGCTTCCAAGGGATCAGAAGCAAAATCTTTCTACACCGATTCAGCATTTCGAAACTGGTATGGAGACGGTAAACATGGGTGGCGTATCAAGTATTACAAGGGTCTCGGTACTTCTACATCCGTGGAGGCTCGTGAATATTTCAAAAAAATTCAAGAACTCACAGTGAAGTTTGATGTGGATGTCATGACAGATAAATCAATCGTACTCGCATTCGATAAGAAAAAGGCAGATGACAGAAAGACATGGCTTCTCGAAAGTACCGCGAAGAATTCTGGTGATCTTGAAGTACCATATGGTCATGTCAAGAACCTGGCCATAACAGACTTTGTTCACAAAGACCTCGTCAATTTCAGCCTCGCTGACTTGAAACGGTCTATCGCACATATGGCTGACGGACTTAAACCTTCACAGCGAAAAGTTATGTTCTCGTGTTTTCAAAAGAACTTGACTGCCGAAATGAAAGTGGCACAACTGGCCGCGTATGTCGCCGAAAAGAGTTCTTACCATCATGGCGAAGTTTCTCTCGCGGAAACGATCGTCAAGTTGGCGAACGACTATACAGGTTCGAACAACGTTAACCTTCTCGAACCTTGTGGTCAATTTGGTACGAGACTTATGGGGGGTAAAGATGCGTCTCAAACGAGGTACATCTTCACGAGACTGACTAGTGCAGCTCGAAAGATATTCGACCCTAAGGATGACCCTGTACTTAATTATCTAGATGACGACGGTCGATCTATTGAACCAGAATTTTACGTACCAGCGTTGCCGATGGTTCTCGTGAATGGTACAGAAGGTATTGGCACGGGTTTCAGTTGTTATGTACCCCCGTTCAACCCCAAGGATATCTCGACGAATATACTCAACTTCATTAATGGAAAGGGCATTCAAAAAATGAAGCCGTGGTTCAGGGGGTTTAAGGGTCGTGTATTCTATGAAAATGAAACATGGGTCACAGAGGGTATCTGGAACATGATCGGTCAGACTATCAGGGTCACAGAACTTCCACCTGGGCGTTGGACACAGGATTATAAAGAACATCTCGATACACTTACCGAAAAGAAGACTATCAGCTCGTACACCAACAATAGCACAACCGAAAATGTTGATTTTGTTATTCAGGGGTATTCGGGTAAAGATCTTATCAAGGACCTGAAATTACAGAAAATCGTCAGAACTTCGAACATGCACCTGTTTCATCCGACTAAGGGAATTCACAAATATGAAAGTGCTGAAATGATCCTAATGGACTTTATCAAACTTCGGAACGAGTATTACAATAAACGCAAATCCCATATGGTTAATGTTCTCAAGAAAAAGGTTGAGATGTATAATCACCGCGCAAAATTTGTTACCATGGTCATCAATGAAACGCTGGTGGTTTTCAGGCGTAAGAAGAAAGATCTCGAGGAAGAGTTATCACACACATTTCCGAAAGTTGATGGGAGTTATGACTATTTACTAAACACCAAGACAATTGACTATACAGAAGAGCGAGTAGCTGCACTGCTTATGGAAGTCAAACACTCCAGGGACGAACTAAACCTGACAATGTCTACATCACCTCTTCAAATGTGGGAAAATGATATTAAAAATATATAGACAATAGATAAGTATGGGATTGCAGGGTCCGGATCAAGGCGCGGTATTATCCCTAAATGCCATAGGTCAACAGGATACATACCTATTGAACTCCAATCCTGAACATTCTTTCTTTAATTACACAGCGAAGCAACATTCAAACTTTACGAAGTATCACAAAAGTGTCACAGTTTCTAAACCATCTACGTCTTCTCCTACGTGGCCATTTGGTGAAAGTGTTAAAGTTACACTAAACCCCCAAAATATGGGAGATTTGTTATCAAATATGTACATACACATGACATTCCCCGCCGTTGAAACAAACTCTAACATAGCTGATCAGATTGGTCGACACGTTATAGAGAGTATTTCTATGCGCGTGGATGAGACGGAAGTCGATAAATATCACGACGATTGGGGTGTCATTTACGATGAGATGTATCTGGATGCATCTGAAAAACGTACTAAGCGGTATATGATAAACAGAAATCAAGCCGACAACGTATCGCACGTAAATGATGAATCGTTATCTAGGTTTAAGTCGACGTTAATGATTCCAATCCCACTCTTCTTTTCTCGTAAATATGAAGGTGACGAATATGGATCGAATTCCCCGAATAGGCCATACTTTCCAACGTGTGCGATTCACAAACAGAAGATAGAGTTTGAAATTAAATTTAGACCAAAGACGTTTTTTACCAATTCTTCATATGCGTTATCACTCGACACATTTGATGTCATCACAGAAGAAATCACATTAAGTCCACAGGAACGGACATACTTGATGACAAATAAACAGATATTCATCACTGACATAGTAAAGAAACACCCCACAGAGGAAACTGTCATAGGTCGGAATACAGTGAAACTGCAACTCGTCCCAGATATACCTGTCAAATCGTTATTTTGGTTTCTACGAAAACAGGCATATGAAGATGAGAATACGCATGGAAGTCCCGGTCGCCCTGACCCGAGTATAAGAACTCGTCAAATGTCGAATAGGTTTAATTTTTCATCTGCAACATCATACTCAATCGGTAACTCATTTTCATCGGCGGTTTTAGACTCTGCTAAACTCTATATAAATGGTCAAGACTTACCCAATATACCAGTCGCTGATCACAATTATTTCAAGTATATCGTCCCATACAACACAAGGCTATCTAGACCTAATAGGAATATTTACACGTATGCGTTCTCGATGAATCCGATTAATGTGGAACCATCGGGAAGCTTGGACTTTAGTAAATTGAACTCAGATCGCACATTACTAGATGTGCAATTAAAACCTGGATTAACAGATGTCTATAACCTTCACCTGTATTATGTTGGGTATCAAACGTTTGAATTTAATAACGGGTTTATGTCACTTGCTTATTGAAAAGCCTATCGTGATGTACACGAATGTAATCAACGATCTTATTTCTGATACACCATCTGATGAAGTTCAACTGTGCTACAGTCGTATGAATTTCATCAGTTGTACCCGGCACGTTGTACACGATCTTGTCT